GTGCTTGTAAGTGCAACAATGACCTCGACAGCGACAATCACAGCGAAAGGTGGTTATGTGAAATTCGGAGTAGGTACGATGACTACGACAGCAACTGTAACGACATCGGGAAGACTCAAGTGGTCACCTATATCGGAGGGTGCAGAAGTATGGACAGAGATAGCAGCATAATATTATGGCATTAATACCTTTAGAATTACCGCCGGGCGTTTATAGAAACGGAACGGATTTCGAGTCATCGAATAGATGGAGAGATGCTAATCTGGTCAGATGGAACGATGGTTCACTCAGACCTGTAGGTGGTTGGGATACAAGAAAATCTTCAGCAACAGCGTCAGTACCAAGAGGATTACATGCTTGGGTGGACAATAGCAATGCTTCAGCATTGGCAATAGGAACACACAACAAGCTCATTTATTGTAATGCATCAGGCACACTTTCAGATATAACTCCATCAGGACTTACATCAGGTGACGTGGATGCAGTATTAAATGTTGCCTTTGGTGGTGGTTTTTGGGGAACTGGTATGTATGGTATCACTCGACCAAGTACAGGAATCTATCAGGAAGCGACAACTTGGGCATTGGACAACTGGGGGCAATATCTCTTGGCTTGTTCATCCAAGGATGGAAAGATTTACGAGTGGCAACTGAATACATCAGTCCTACCGACAGCATTATCCAATGCACCAGTAGGTAATAATTCCATGTTGGTTACAGAAGAGAGATTCGTATTCGCCCTCGGAGCGGCAGGAAATCCAAGAAAAGTTCAATGGTGTGACAAAGAGGCAAACACAGTTTGGACACCAGCAGCTACCAATGAAGCAGGTGATTTCGAGTTACAGACATCTGGACAGATCATGTGTGGTGTCAGAATGAGAGGAACAACATTGATTCTGACGGATACGGATGCTCATATAGCGACCTATTCCGGCCCGCCATTCGTGTATGGATTCGAGAGAGTAGGCACAGCTTGTGGAGTTGTCTCCAGAAAATCTGTTGTCGCAATCGACCAAGGAGCGTTCTGGTTAGGTGCAAACGGATTCTTTACTTTCGATGGTTCAGTCGCTAGAGAACTAAAGTGCGATGTCCATGATTTCATTTTCAAGAACATCTCCAACAGTCAAATCAGCAAGGCATACGCTATCCACAACTCACAGCATAGCGAGATATGGTGGTTCTATACTTCAGAAAATTCAACAGAGAATGACAGTTATGTCACCTACGACTATAAGGAAGGACATTGGTCGGTAGGTTTGCTGGATAGAACAGCAGGAGTTGACAGAGGCGTATTCGATTTTCCTATATGGGCAGATGCAGATGGCGATTTATTCAACCACGAATATGGATTTTATCATGGTTCATTAACACCATTCGCTGAGTCAGGTTCAATCAGTATTGGCAATGGTGACCAGATTATGAAAGTCACCAACCTCATACCAGACGAATTAACCCAAGGAGATGTCAAGGTCACCTTCAAGACGAGATTCCATCCCAACGATACCGAAAGGACTTATGGTTCATACACTATGGCGAACCCTACACCTGTCAGATTCTCAGGTAGACAGATAAGAATTAGAATCGAGAGCAACATCTTGGCAGATTGGAGAACAGGTGTGATGCGAATAGAAGCGACAGCAGGGGGTAGGCGATGAGTGGACAACTACCACCAGCACCATTAGGAGACAAGTGGAACATCTGGGGAGAACGTATCAACAAATTTATTGTCAACACACGTAACAAATTAGAATTTAAAGACTCTGATTCAAAAGCTTCTGAAAATGGAATATTGATGTGGGATGAAGCTGAAGGCACAGTAGTAGTATCAAAGAATGGTGCTTGGGTAAAAATAGAGCTTGATCCATGAAAATGGTGCTTGGGTAAAAATAGAGCTTGATCCATGAAACTAGAAGAAAAATTATTGATTTGCAGAGAGTGGATAGAGTCAGCACTTAGAAAAGGTGGTGACACACACAACTTTGTTGATATTGTAGATGGCATCATTAGTGGTCACATGCAACTGTGGGTTGGTGAAAGTGGATGTGCAGTAACTGAGATTTTAGTGTATCCTAATAAGAAAATTCTGCATGTCTTCCTTGCAGGAGGAGATCAAGGACATGGAATCAAGCAAATTACAGATATGCATGATGATGCTGTTGAGTGGGGAAAAGCACAAGGCTGTGATGGAATGACAGTAGCAGGACGCAAAGGTTGGAAGAAGGTGCTAGAGTCCAAAGGATGGAAACAGCAATTTACGACATTATCAAAGGAGTGGTGACATGAGTGGTGGTAAAGGAGGAAGTGAAACAACAGAGACAACGATACCAGCTTGGATTCGTGACCCAGCAATAAGAAACCTAGCAAGAGCAGAAGCAGTACAACGAATACCGTACATGCCATACTATGGAGCAGACGTTGCAGCGTTCACACCAACACAGAACGCGGCTTTTGAACAGAATATAGGTGCAGCAGAAGCTTTTGGACTATTAGCACCAAACACATTGACTGCTACAAGTGGTATGCCTACTCCAACAGATTGGGATGGTTTCACAGGTTATAGTTCTCAACCTATGTATGAATCAGCTTTGGCTGAACTGAAATCAAACATGCCTGATGCAGTAGCACAATACGATGCACTCTTTGGTGGTAACGTGCCTACCACATGGGGCAATAACCCACGTTTTAGAGGTAGTGCAGGTGGTGGAGGTGGTAATCCTCCGAGTAGTCCTCCAAGAAATATTCCTTTGAATATGCCACAAGCCAACATAGATGCAATGGTTGGTCAATTAGATAGAATAGATGCAGAGAGAACTGGTGGTGATGCTGAAGCTCAGAGACAATGGAATGAAATAAAAGCGAGAGGTGGCTATGACTCCTACAATAAGTTACAGCAGAGGGACGATATATATGGAACATATACTGCACCACCTGTATCACCACCTCCAAGAGTTATATCAACAGCAGGGCAAGGGTTGCCTTGGGATATAAATAATACGGGAAAGTATTAGGGAGTGTAGTTGCCTCCCCAACAGCAGATAAGATGATAGTAGACAACACAGTACAAAAAGTAACATCACCAGCATTCCAAATGTCTAACCCAGTACCTTTGGTTGACTACAATGCACGAACACAAATGTTATCAGAACAGAATCGTAGACAACAAGGACAATTGCCTCAAAGGGAATCAGTAAAAAATGTTGGTGGTAGTTCTTTATTTGTTAGTCATCCACTATCAATACCTAGTTGGAAATTAATTGCAGATGATATGAGAAGGAGATAATTATGGCAGGTCAAGCTTTACCCGGTGGTCAAACAGCACCACCAAACATCAATAGTTTAGCAGCACAAGGCATACAAGGTGCAGGGATGGGTACTGCTCAAGGCATGGGTTACGCACCATTGTCTGTGGGAGCATTAACTCAAGCACAATTAGACCCTTACATGAATCCTTACACGACCTCTGTTATTGATGCTCAACAAGCAGATTTATTGAGAGGTGCAAACATAGGATTAGACCAGTTAGGCGCACAAGCACAACAAGCTAGAGCATTCGGTGGTTCAAGACATGGTATAGCCATGAGTGAAATGGGTAGAGGAGTAGGTGAGATTATGGGTCAACAAGCCGCAGGTCTACGTCAAGCCAATTTCGCACAAGCTCAACAAGCCGCACAACAAAATCAACTAGCAAATCAACAGGCAGACTTACAAGCTCAAGGACAGAGAATGGGAGCAGCAGGTCAGTTGGCTGACATATCCAATCTTGGATTTGGAATGGGACAGACTGTCACTCAGAATTTACAACGACAAGGAGCAATGCAACAAGCTCTGCAACAGGCAGTATTCGATGCATCAGCTCAGAAATATGGACAGTACACAGGACATCCAGCACAGGGATTAAGCTACTTAAACGCCGCTCTTGGAGTTACACCTCAAGGAGAAAATACACAAATATTATCTAAGCAACCCGGACTTTTTGATTGGTTGACGCTAAGTGCTAGTGGCTATACTGGAGGCACACCATAATGCCGATTGGTTTAGGTCAAATGCTAATAGGTGGTCTACTATCATCCCAATTTTTTTGGTGGTAAAGACAAAGAGCCACAACCTCAAGGGAAGGGTATGTGGTCACCTCCGAATCAACAACAACCAACACAAGTAGCAAGTAACACTACACAGCAAGGTGGTGGAGGCATTGGAGGTATTCTTAGTGGCATCAGTAATTCCATGTTCAAAGGTATGAGCCAAGAACAGGTTGCTAGACTAGGTATGGGTTTCAACTCTATGAGATTACGTCCTGATCAAGGGATGCACGATGCTTTTCAAAATACTGTAAAGAAC